AGATCGGCATGGATGCGCAGGCAAAGACCACCCTCGCGCCGATCCAGCCGGTGCGCACGTCCTTGTGCATTACCAAGGCGCGGGACGGCAGCCTGCTTTTGGCCGAGATGACGCCGCAGGTCCCCGGACAGGTAAACATGGACGGCGACGAAGCACCAATGCCCGCCATGGCCCGCGTGGGCCGGGCCGGGTATTAACACAGAAAGGACAAAACAATGGAAAACAGCTTTTTGAGAGATGCTATTGACCGCATTGTCGAACTGGCAAGGCCCTACACCCTCTCGACCAACGACGGCCACCGGTACAGCAATGTGGATCTGCACGAGGTCAAGCCAGAGGTTGAACTCCCGGCGCGGTACTCGGTGGACACGCTGGAGGCGCTGGTCAAGTTGATCCGCACCGAGGGTATCGACCAATCACCCCGGCTGTATGTGCGTGTGGACAGCGCCCGGCGGGTCATGGTGGACACTACATACACGCATAAAGAATATGCAGAGTTCAGCCGCCTGCCGCTGTATGAGGCCGTGAGCGATGTGCCGAGCATTTCTGTCAACCAATACATGAGCCAGGAACACGCCGTTATCGAACTGCAGAGCCTGTACGCCGTCACCGAGGATCGGGACTACCTGCTGGCGCTGCTGAGCCGCATTGACGTCAATCAGGGCGTGTCCAGTGTGGACAACGGGATCAGCCAAGAGGTAAGTGTCCGCACCGGCGCGGTGCTGAAGGAGCAGCAGACGGTGCAGCCCATCGTCCACCTGCAGCCCTACCGGACTTTCCTTGAGGTCGAGCAGCCCGCCAGCGACTTCTTGCTGCGCCTCGACAAAGATGGCCGCCCGGCACTGTACGAGGCTGACGGCGGTGCGTGGAAGCTGGAGGCCAAGCGCAACATCGCCGCCTATCTGGGCGAGCAGCTGGCCGATCTGGTGGAGCGCGGCAGTGTGGTGGTGATGATCTGATGCTGAATATCTGTGCATTGCAGGGCCGTCTGGCCCGGGACCCGGAGCTGCGGCAGACCAACACGGGCAAGCAGGTGGCGACATTCACCCTGGCCGTGGATCGCGGGCGCAAGGACGCCAACGGCAAAAGCGTGGCGGACTGGATCCCCGTCATTGCATGGGAGCGTGCCGCCGAGTTTGCTTATAAATGGCTCAATAAGGGCCAGATGGTAGCGGTGGATGGACGGCTCCAGAGTCGCACCTACACAGCCAAGGACGGCACCAACCGCACCGTGCTGGAGGTTGTGGCCAATAACATCAACTTCTGCGGCAGCAAGGCGGACAACGCCGCCCAGGGCTCCCCTGCCCCGGCGGGCCAGCCCCGCGTCACCGGTTCGGCACCGGCCTACAACCAGGGGCCGGGTGACGACTTCGCCATGATCGAGGATGAGGGCGACCTCCCCTTTTAAACGTTGAAAAATTGAAAAATGACCTTGCAGGGATGCGCCGAAAAGAGCGCGGCGCACCCCTGTGTTAAGGTCAGCCATTTTTAGAAAGGCCAAGCTATGGAAAAACCCGGATTTTAGGCTATTCTTCCCTCCCCGGTACGGTATGACAGGCAGCTCAGTGCGTCCGAGAAGGTTTTCTTTGCAGAGATCACCGCCCTGTCCGACCAGTGCGGGTACTGCTACGCCGGCAACGGCTATTTCAGCGAGCTGTACGACACGAGCGACCGCACCGTGCAGCGCTGGGTGAAGCACCTGCAGGAGCTGGGCTATGTGGCCGTGACCAATGTCCGGGATGGTGCCGCAATGCAGCGGCGCATCTCCCCGCTGTCAGATGCAGCGCATGAGGAAGCCCCGGAAACAAAGGCCGACAAAAATGTCGGTGAGCGACACCCAGTGTCGGCGGGCGACAAAAATGTCGCACCCACCCCGACAAAAATGTCGCCTACCCCCCGACAAAAATGTCGCCTAGAACAATACAAGAATAACAATACAAGAGAGAACAATACGCGGGCGGGCGCGCGCGAGAGCGTCCGGGATGTTCTCCGGGAATCCTTCCCGTGGAATGAACGGCTGACGGAGGCCCTGCTCGCATTTGAGGAGTCCCGGGCCGCGGGCAAGCATCCGCTGACCGTCAACGCCGCGTCGCTGGCCTGCAACAAGCTCAACCAGCTGGCCGACGAGGCGGGCGTGCGTGACCGCTACGGCTACATGGCCGCAGTGCTCGAGCAGAGCATCCTGCGCGGATGGGAGGGGCTGTTCGCCCTGAAGGACGATTTTGTGGATGCCGTCCCCACCCAGCGCCCTGCCAGCACGGAGGATCGCCCGCGTGAGATCGGGCCGGACACCGACATACTTGATTTTTTGTGAGGCTTTTGAATGGAACGTGCAACTATAAGCCGACAGCAGCAGACGCAGCGGGCGTTCCTGGGCGCGGCGCTCATGGACCCAGCCCGCGCACGGGAGTACATCATCAAGCTGGTGCCCGGGATGTTCGACGAGGGCGTGAGCCGCGCGGTGTTCAGCGCGGTGCAGCAGCTCACCATGGCCGGGGAGCCGGTGGACGTCATCACGGTCATCAACCGGGCATCGGCGGGCCGCCCGGCGGATGAGATCAGGCCCGGCGTTGTGGCAATGGCCGAGACCTGCCCCAGCGTCTCCAACGTCGGCAGCTACGCGGCGCAAATTCTGGAGGACTACCGCTACTCGCTTTTGCAGGGCGACCTGATGAAGTGCATGGCCAAGGATGCCATGGACAGCGACGGCGTCTGCCGCCAGCTGCGCCGCACGCTGGCGGTGCAGGATGCCATCCGCAGCACCCAGACCGACAGCACGGCCCGGGACTTTGACGCGGTGCTGGATTCCGCGCTGGCCCGGCTGGATGAGCCGGACGACAGCCTGAAACTGGGCTGGCCGGAGCTGGACCGGTACGGCGTCTTTGGTCGGCAGCGCGTCTGCGTTGTGGCCGGGCGCCCCGGGTGCGGCAAGACGGATTTCTCGCTGAATCTGGCGGCCCGGCTCTCGAAGCGGTACAAGGTCTACTACCTCACGCTGGAGGAGACGGCGGAGGCACTGATGGACAGGATCCTGTCCAAGGTTGCGCGCATCGACTCCGGCAAGCTCACCAACAAGAGCCTGGCCCCGCGTGAGCGGGAGATCATCAACAATGCCGCCGCCCGGCTGCGCCAGCATCACAACATGATGCTGGACGCCGACAGCAACCTGACGATTGACGGGTTGGAGGCCAAGCTCATGCAGTACAAGCCGGACATCGCGTTCATCGACCACATCGGTCTGTTAAGCCCCACCGACCCCCGGCAGACCGAGTACCAGCGCATTTCTGAAATCACCCGGCGGCTGAAGGTGGCCGCCATGAAGATGGGCATCGTGGTTGTGGAGCTGTGCCAGATCAACCGCGCCGGCGTGAAGGGCAACGAGGGCCGCTTCTGCAATCTGGAGGACCTGCGCGGCTCCGGCACGATTGAGCAGGACGCCAACAGCGCGATTTTTGTGGAGAACAGGCGCACCGAGGACAGCAAGGAGCTGCGCGGCGAGGACGCCTATCAGGATACCGCCGTTATGTACGCCAAGAATCGCGAGGGGCCGACGGGCGTTGTGTCCATGAGATGGCAGCCCCAATACCATCAATGGCAGCCGACCCCGAAAGAGGAATACGAAGAAATCGACCAGATGAACTGGCCGCAATAACACCCGCCGCCCCGGCGGGACAGGAGGATTACTATGATCAGCATTGCAATTATCAACTTGAAGGGCGGCGTCGGGAAATCCGTCACCGCCTGCAACCTGGCCGCCGAGCTGGCCGCCAAGAGCAAGAGCGTTCTGGTGGTGGACCTGGATAAACAGGGCAACACAAGCAAGTTTTTCGGCTGGCTCGATTATGACCGCCTATCGGTGGCCGAGGTGCTGCTGGGCGAGCGCTTCGCCCACGCCGCTATCGTCGAGGATACCGGCCTGCCCGGCGTCCACCTGCTGCCCGGTGATATGCGGCTGCTCAGAGCCAACCGCATGATCCTGATGGATACCACCGAGCCGCAGCAGTACCGCCTGCGGGATGCGCTGGAGGATGTGGCCGAGAATTACGACTGCTGCCTGCTGGACTGCCCGCCCGATCTGGACATGGGCAGCATCAACGCCCTGTGCGCGGCGGACTGGGTCATCATCCCGGTGGACTGTGACGAGTGGGCGTGCGATGGCATGGACGAGATCATCGACCAGATCGAGCGCGTCCAGATGTATTACAATCCGCGGCTTAAGATCATGGGCGCGATGATGACGAAATATCGTCGCACCAAATACGCGGCGGACGTCATCCGGCAGCTGAGCGCACAGGGCGTCCCGATGCTGCGAACGGTCATCCGCTACACGGTCAAGGTCAGCGAGGCCAAGAGCGCCCACAAGCCGCTGCGGGAGTTCGCGCCGAAATGTACGGCCACGGACGATTACAAGGCGCTGGCCGGTGAGGTCGACGAGATCGTGTCCAATGTGGACACAAAGGAGGGCTGAGCGATGAGCAAGGGATTTTCTATCAATGATATTCTCGGTGCCGGCGCTAAAACCGCCGCCCCGGCGGGTCAGAAAATGCAGGTCGTCATGCTGCCGACGGCTGACATTGAGCCGAACCCGGAAAACAGCATCTACGAGATCGGCGACGTCTCCATGCTGATGGCCGACATTGCCGAGCGAGGATTGCGCAGCCCGCTGGAGGTCCTGCCCGCCCAGAACGGTAAATATATGCTGCTGGCCGGACACCGCCGTTGGACCGCGTGCTGTGCGCTGACGGCTGAGGGTGTGACCGGGTTTGAAGTCCTGCCCTGTGTCATCCACCAAAGCCAGGGCGCGGATGACGACCTCATCGCGCTGATCACCTCCAACGCCACGGCGCGCGAACTGACAGACGGTGAGCGGCTGCGCCAGTACCGGGCACTCAAGCAGGCGCTCGAACGAAAAAAGGCGGCGGGCGCGCTCGATGGCCGCATCCGTGATGAGATGAGCCGCATCACCGGCGATGGCACCGGCACGCTGGGGCGGCTGAATGCCATCGTCAGCAACTGTGTGCCGGAGGTTCTGGCGATGGTGGAGCGCGGCGAGATCACCATGACGCGGGCCTACGAGTGCAGCAAGCTGTACAAGGTGCAGCAGGTCGAATACGCCAAAATCAAGTACGCCAGTATGCCGCCCATCACCGATATGGCCCGGCGGGCGGCCATCAAGTATCTGGTCGAGTGCGGCCTGGCCGACCAGCTGAAGAAGCTCGACTACGTTCGCAAGAGCGAATGGAACTACGCTGACAACAGGCTGGATGCCCGAAAGCTGGAGCCGGTGACGCTGGATCTGACGGAGGGCGAGACGGATGCGCTGCTGCGCATTGAGTCTGCTGGTTATTACAACTTTCACGTGAGGATGCTGGACCCGGCGGATACAAACGAGGTTATTGCCGAAAGCTCACTCACTACACGAGATTTGTTCGATGCCGCCAAGCGCCTGTACATCAACAAGGACGATCTGGCGGCGTACAAGGCCGAGGTGAAGGGCAAGCGTGATCAGGAGCGTGCCCGGCAGGATGAGGCCGAAAAGTGGCAGGCGCTGGCCCGGCAGGAGCTGGAGGCGTTCGACAGCTGGCCGCTTGTGACGCGGATGAAGGACCTGGGCCTGACGATCCGTGAGCGGAAGATGGCAGACGGCGGGCGGCTTATCATTGCCGTGGATGATCTGACGCGCTTTTCCGGCCATGTGAACGGCTTCCAATACCGCGAGTGCTTCGCGGTGCGCCTCGGGCCGAACGGCGAGCGCGCAGGCCGGGACGGAGACATCAATGCGTTGGAATGGTACAAGCGCTGGTATAGCACCGGCGCGGGTATTGAGGGCTACATTGCCGACGACATCCAGCGGGCCGCGCGGGAGGCGAAAAAGAAATGAGCAGCGGATTTTGCGGGATTCCCGGCATGAGCCAGCCGCACCTTGACAGGTGCGAGGGGTGCGCCCACAATAAGGGGCTGTTTAACCTGGACTGTGAGCTATACTGCTACGGCGTCGAAAGGACGGACGGCGCGGGCATTGTGCTGGAATGTGATGACTTTGAACCATCTCCGGGAGGTGATGCCCAATGACCTATGATGAGTGCATCGTGTGGCTGAATCGCTACCGCGATGCCCGGCGGGTGGAGCCGCGATTGAGGGAACGGCTCCGGGAAGAAAACCGCCGCGCCGACTACGCCCGCGCCCTGTGCCCATCCGGCGGGGCCGGTGAGATTGACAGTGCGCTGCTGAGCATCAACGCCCGGCGCGAGAAGCTGGCCGCCCAGCTGACGGACGGCGAGGCCGCCAGGGTGGAGATTGAGAGCGCCATTGCTCAGCTGGAGGATGCCCTGGAGCGTGAGGTCTTACAGATGCGCTACATCGACGGGCGCACCAACCGCCAGATCGCGGCGCGCATGAGGATCACTGAGCGCTATGTGCGCAAGCTGCACCGGCGGGCAATTTTCAAAATTATAAAATTAGTTCCGCCCAGTTCCGCCCCAGTGTGTTAAGCTGAGGGTGTCGAGCAGGTAGGGGCTTGATGCTCGGCGGTTTGCTCGTTTGCATGATCCTCCTAAGCGGATAGTCGCCCCACATCGGGGCGGCTATTTTTTTTATAACTGGGTTGCAAGGTTGCAGGGTTACGGGTACGCCCGGCGGTTCGATTCCGCCAGCCTGGCCATAGTTAATCTCCTTGAAATAGCTGACAGCCGGGAAAGACCGGCGACATACCGCACAGCCGCCCGCCCAGTTCCCCGGCGGGATGAACCTTGACAGGTGCAAGACCTGTGTGCGGGTACGCAGTGCCGTTGATGTGGTTAAATTCAGCGGATGACGGACGGCAATAGACCGTCATGCCCGGCGGGCGGGAGAGCCTCACCTACACCGAGACAAAAGAAACTTCGTCTCGCGCCGCTGGGCATCTATGATAATTTTACGCCCCGGCGGGTGGAGGTGCAGCGCGTGTCCAGTGTGGACACGCAAACAGTATGCGGGAGTTTGCCAAAGCGTTTTACAAGAGCAAAGCGTGGCAGCGCTGCCGCGATGGGTACGCCGCCAGCGTGGGCGGATTGTGTGAGGATTGTCTGGCTAAGGGACTGTATCGCCCCGGTGAGATAGTCCATCACATGACAGAGTTGACGCCGGACAACATCAACGATCCGGCGGTCTCGCTGTCATGGTCCAACCTGAGGCTGCTGTGCCGTGACTGTCACGCAAAGCGCCACGGCGCGCGGCGTAGATACCGTGTGGACCCGGCGGGGCGAGTGATGTCGAGGTGGTGACCTCCCCCCGGTCGAAAAAACGAGCGGGGGTGTGGTAGACCGGGCCCCAAGGTTCGGAAAAACACTGAAAAGAGTGTAAAGGGGGTGTTGTTGTGGGGAGAAAAGCAAAAACTACGCTGATTCAAGAGGAGTACAACAGGATCATGGCGCACTACGCCGACCTGCCTAAAAATCAGATGGCGATCGTGGAGCCGCTGATCCAGAACGCGGCATTTATGAAAATCACACTCGACGATCTGCAAAAATCCATCAACGCCGACGGGTGCAGCGAGGAGTACATGAACGGCGCGAACCAGTACGGCAAGAAAGCCAGCGCCGATCTGCAAGCCTACAACAGCCTCATCAAGAACTACAACACCGTGACCGAGCGCCTGGGCAAGCTGCTGCCCCCGGAAAAGCGTGAGAGCAGACTGGAGCAGCTGGCCCGTGAATAACTACATCTACGAGTATTACCAGAAAATCACGGACGGCACCATCATCGTGGGCCGCTGGATCAAGGTCTGGTACAAGTATGTTGTGGACGGTCTGGAAAAAGGGCTGTTTCACTTTGACCCCAAAAAAGCGCAGAAAGCAATCCGTTTTGTGGAGAATTTCTGCCGACACCATGAGGGCGCGCTGGCTCCCCAGCTGATTGTGCTGGAGCTTTGGCAAAAGGCGCTTTTGTCGGTACTGTTCGGCGTAATGGATGACACCGATCACCGCCAATTTCGTGAGGTCGTCGTCATCATCGCCCGAAAAAACGGCAAGACGCTGCTGGCCGCCGCCATTGCTGCCTATTGCAGTTTTTTGGACGGTGAGTATGGCGGGCGCATCTACTTTGCCGCGCCTAAGCTGGAGCAAGCGGGGCTGTGCTACGATGCCTATTATCAGATGCTCAGCAAGGACCCAGAGCTGAGCCAGCTGAGCAAAAAACGGCGCACGGACATCTACATTGCGAACAGCAACACGAGCGCAAAGCCGCTGGCGTTTTCCGCTAAAAAGTCGGACGGTCTCAATGTCAGCCTGTGCGTGGCCGATGAGGTCGCCAGCTGGCCCGGTGATGCCGGGCTGAAATTCTACGAGGTTATCAAGTCGAGTTTTGGCGCACGCACACAGCCCATGCTGCTGGCGATCAGCACGGCGGGCTATGTGAACGAGGGCATCTATGATGAACTGATAAAGCGTGCCACCCGCTTTTTGCTGGGTGATTCCAAAGAGACGCGCCTTGCGCCGTTTCTCTACATGATCGATGAACCGGCCAAGTGGAACGATATCAACGAGCTTGCGAAAGCAAACCCGAACCTGGGTGTAAGCATCAGCGTCAGCTATCTGCTGGAAGAAATCGCCATTGCCGAGGGAAGTTTGTCCAAACGGGCCGAGTTTTTGACAAAATACTGCAACATCAAGCAAAACTCCAGCCTTGCATGGCTGGCCTCCGATGTTGTGGAGCGCGCCTGCGGTGCGCACATTGACCCGGCCAACTTCAAAAATTGCTATTGCGTGGGCGGTATTGACTTGAGCCGGACCACCGACCTGACCGCCTGTGTGGCGATCATTGAGAAAAACGGCAAGCTGAATGTGCTGGCGCATTTCTTTCTCCCCGCCGAGAAGCTGCAAGAGGCTACCGAGCGGGACGGTCTGCCCTATGCGGCGTATGTGCAGCGCGGCATCCTCACGCTGAGCGGTGACAATTTTGTGGACTATCACGATTGCTACAACTGGTTCAGGACGCTGATAGAGCAGTACAAAATTTATCCCTTGCAGGTCGGCTATGACCGATACACGGCCCAGTATCTTGTGCAGGATATGAAGCAATACGGATTCCACATGGACGATGTATTCCAGGGGTTCAACCTGACGCCGGTGATCCGAGAAGTTGAGGGGCTGCTGAAAGACGGCACCATCAACATCGGGGACAACGACCTGTTAAAAGTGCATCTGCTGAACACGGCGCTGAAAGTCGAAAACGACAGCGGCAGATGTAAACTTGTGAAGATGAGCGCCGCCGACCACATTGATGGCTGCGCCGCGCTCATGGATGGGATGACGGTGCGGCAGAAATGGTGCGCCGAAATCGGCGGCCAGTTAAAGAACGCGGGGTGATGAGCATGGGACTGTTTCAATTAATTTTCGGGAAGATAGCCGCCAAGAGCCTCGCGTCTGGATTCTGGACAACGCTTGACGGCTACACGCCCAGCTTTTTGACCTGGGGCGGCGAGCTGTATGAGAGCGAGATCGTGCGCGCCGCGATCCACGCCACGGCCACTCACGCCAGTAAGCTGAGCGTCACCGTGCAGGGACCGGCAAACCCGAAACTGCAAACCCGGCTCCGGCAGGGGCCGAATGAGTGGCAGACCTGGGGACAATTCCTGTACAGGCTTTGCACAATTTTGGAGGTGCAAAACACCGCCTTTATTGTGCCGGTCATCAATGAGTTTGGTGAGACCGTTGGCATGTTCCCCGTGCTGCCGTCCAGCTGTGAAATCGTGCAGTATGGGGCCGCGCCCTGGCTGCGCTACACATTCCGCAGCGGCCAGACCGCCGCCATTGAAATGGCGCGGTGCGGCATTATGACAAAATTCCAGTACAAGAGCGATATTTTCGGCGAGAACAACCACGCGCTGACGCCCACGATGGATCTGGTAAACCTGCAAAACCAAGGCATTGCCGAGGCCGTTAAAAACGGCGCGACATTCCGCTTTGCAGCCAAGATGAACAACTTCTCCAGCGATGAGGATTTAAAAAAAGAGCGTAAGCGATTCAGCCGGGAAAACCTGCAAGGCGAGGGCGGCGGCATTCTGCTGTTCCCCAACACCTACACGGACATCAAGCAGCTGGAGGCTAAGCCCTATGTTGTGGCCGCCGATGAGATGGAGCGCATCAACACCAATGTGTTCAACTACTTCGGAACCAACGAGGATGTGCTGCAAAACCGCGCCTACGGCGACGCCTGGAGCGCGTTCTATGAGGGTAAAATCGAGCCGTTTTCCATCCAGTTCAGCGAGGTCGCCACAAAAATGCTGTTTACTGAGCGCGAACGCGCGGGCGGCACGCTGCTGATGGCGACAGCCAACCGGCTGCAATACATGAGCAACACCGAAAAACTGAACGTATCGGCCCAGATGGCGGATCGCGGCATTATGAACCGCGATGAAATCCGCGAAATTTGGAACTTGCCGCCCCTGCCGAACGGCCAGGGGCAAGCGTACACGATACGCGGCGAGTATTACCTGCTGGGCAGCGATGGCAGCGTGACAAAGAAAGGAGACGACCTAACCAGTGGAAAGTAATGAGAAATTGTTGAAAAAGTTGAACAATGGCCGGGAATACCGCGCCATGCGGCTGGAGGTCCGAACCGCCGACCCCGCCGCGCCGGACTCCAAGCAGGAAGTGGAGGGCTACGCCTGTACGTTCAACCAGCCCTATTTGCTGCATGAGTACAGGGGCGACAGCGGCACCTCCTACCGCATCATGGAGCAGATCGACCCGCACGCTTTTGATGACTGCGACATGGGTGACGTCATCATGCAGTACGACCATGAGGGCCGCGTCTTTGCCCGCACCAAAAACGGCACGTTGGCTCTGGCCGCTGACAGCGCCGGGCTGAAAGTGACTGCCGATCTGGGCGGCACCGAGATCGGGCGGCAGCTGTTTGCCGAAATCAAGGGCGGCTACACCGATAAGATGTCGTTTGGCTTTACCGTGGCCGAGGATAAGCGTGAGACCACCCGCGATTTGGAAAACAACACCGTGACCGTGAACCGCACGATCACCAAGATCAAGAAACTGTACGATGTGAGCGCCGTGAGCCTACCGGCCAACGATGCTACATCGATCAGCGCCCGAAAATTCCTTGACGGAGAGATCGAGAGAATTAAAGCGGAGAGACTTAAAAGGGCGGATACCGCAACAAAAATCAAACTGAAACTTTTGGGAGTGTGAACCATGAAAAAGAAAACCAGTGAAATGACCATTGCGGAGCTGCGCGCCCGCGCTGCCGAAATCCGCACCGAGGTCAACGCCGAGGGTGCCGACCTGGATGCCTTGGAGGCCGAGGCCGATGAGATCAGCCAGCGCATCGCGCAGTATGAGACCGAGCAGCGCCGCCTCGGCATTGCCGCCAAGGTTGCGGACGGTGCCGGTGCGCCCCAGGACAACCCCACCGCCCACACCGATGCCCAGACCCGCGCCCAGCAGTTCAAAGAGAACCGCCGCGCCGTCCTGGGCGTGGAGGAGACCCGCGCCGTTCTGGTGAGCGGCGGTAAGCTGGCAACCCCCACCGAGGTCAACACCGAAATTCAGGACCGCGTTGGTGTCGGCGTCTCCAGCATCATTGATATGGTGTGGGTCGATGACTGCTCCGGTATGTCCACCGACCGCATCCCCTACGTCAAGCAGGATGCCGACGCCGCCGCCGATCAGACCGAGGGTGCTGCCGCCACCACCAAAGAGGCCACCTATGACTACATCGACATCACGCCCAAGTCGGAGGCGGTTCTGAGCCAGATCAGCAAGCAGGCCAAGAAGCAGACCCCCGTGAACTACTTCGCCAAGTGCCGCGCCCAGGCCCTGCTCAGCTTGCGCAAGAAAGCATCCGTCATTGTGACCGATGCGCTTAAAGCCAGCAAGCTCGTGGGCACCATTGACGCCACGCTGGACAGCACTAAGAAAGGCGCCATCAACGAGAAAACCCTGCGCAATCTGACGCTGAACTACGGCGGCGATGAGGCCGTTGAGGGCGAGGCAGTCCTGTTCCTGAATAAGAAGGATCTGATTGCCTTTGGCGATGTGCGCGGCACCAACGAGAAAAAGGCTATCTACGAGATCACCCCGGATTCTGCCAACCCCAACACCGGCATCATCAAGGAGGGCGGCCTGAGTGTGCGCTACTGCCTCAACAAGAACCTGACCGCCTGCGCCGGTACGGCCCAGACCGTCAAGGCACAGCCCACCATGTTCTACGGTGTGCCGCGCTGCCTGAAGCTGGACCTGTTCAGTGACTACGAGATCGCCGTGTCCGATGACTTCGCTTTTGACAAGCTGCTGTCCACGATCCGCGGTGATGTGGAGATGGGCGCGGATGTGGTCGTCCCCGGCGGCTTTGTTGCGCTGACTATCCCGGCCATCGCTTGATCGGAGGCTGTGACCCATGGCTGACAACGACCTGCTGTCCAAAGTGACGGTAGCGCTGCGCCGGTCGGATATGCCGGAGGAGCTGACGCAGGAAGTGAGCGACCTGGTGGATGCAGCCCTGGCCGACCTGAAACAGGCCGGTGTGTCCAACTTGGACACGCAGGACCCGCTGATCCGCCGTGCCGTTATCACCTACTGCCGCGCCAACTTCTGGCCGACCGGCGACTACGATAAGCTGAAAGCCTCCTACGATGAGCAGAAGGCGCAGCTGCGAATGACGACCAACTACACAGACTGGCCCGACGCATGAGCGCTGTGCTGTGATGCACCGCCGGAGTGCCTATGCCCGGCGGTGCTTTTTTAGTAAGGAGATGCCCATGTACTGGACGGAACAGATCACCCTTTTGCGGGACACCCCGAAAAAGGTGCAGGGTATACTGGAGCACCACTACACCCAAGTGCGCACCGTATACGGCGAGCGCCGCAGCGTGAAATGGGCTGAGTTTTTCGCCGCTGAAGCTGCCGGCACGACCCTGACCGCAGTATTTGTGCTGCATGCCGATGAATACAGCGGGGAGCGCGTGATCGAGTGGAACGGGAACCGCTACAGCGTCCAACGGGCTTATGAAACCGGCAGCACGGTCGAGCTGACCGTCAGTGATCTGGCCCAACCAAAAGGAGAGGCGCTGTGAGGATGGACCTTGTGTGGAGCGATGAAGTCACGGAGCAGCTGACAAAGCTCGCCGATTTAGACTCCATTGCGCCCGAAATGTTGAAAAGCGCAGCCCCCATTGCAGTAGATGCGCTAAAACAGCAGGTTGGAAAACACAAAAGCAGCCGCGCTAATAAGCATCTATCTGACAGTGTCCGCGCCGGGAAACCTAAAAAGCGTAAAAGAGGCGGCTACGGGTTGGATGTGAGCTTTAGCGGCTACGACAGCGGGCACGGATCCAGCCCCAACTACCCAAACAAGGTTGCACAGATGCAGAAAGCTGTGGCCTTAGAGTACGGCACCGCCAAAGAGCCCGCGCAGCCGTTTTTAAACAGCGCCGCAAACAGCTGCGAGGACGCTGTTAGCACTGTGATGCAGGATGTTTTGCGGCAGAGAGGTAAGCTATGACCATGATTGATGCGGCCTTGGCCGCACTGGAAACTGTGTGCAGCAATGTCTCATTTGTTAAAAATGAGGAGGATCCGCTGCCGGACAGCTATGTGGTGCTGAGCGTCTTGGACGATGCGCCGGAAGTATACGCCGGAGATCTGGATGAGCAGCAACACCTGCAGGTGCGCGCGGCTTGGTATACGAGAGATCTGCCGCAGCCCTGCGCCAGAAAAATGCGCTGTGCTTTCAGAGATGCCGGGTTTATTATCGGCTCGACCGAGTACGGCTACGATAACGACACAAAACACTTTGTTGCATACGTTGAGGCAGAAGCCGATGATGGATGTGACTGGAATGAAAGAGAGGCACAATAATGGCTTATATCGGACTTCCCTACTATGGCTATTGCCCTATTACTGTGGTGACCAGCGCGGATGGGTCTGAGACGGAAACCCTCGGCGATGGCAAGATCACGCGCGCTGTTGTGAGCTACGCCGGCGAGAACGACAGCGACAGCAGCGAGCTGTGGGCCGGCGACCGCCGCGAGCAGCGCGATGCAGGCGCGCCCAGCGCGAAGCTGAGCATTGATCGCAGCTATCTGAGTCTGGCAGATGAGGCGGAACTGTGCGGCCACCACTATGATGAGAGCACAAGGACGCTTGAGCGCAAAGAGGGCGATACGCCTGCCCTTGTGCGCGTTGCCGCGCTTGGCAAGCTGAAAAAACCTGACCGCAAGCTTGCGTATAGATTGGTGGGCTATTACCGTGCGAGCTTTGACCCTGTGGACGATAACCTCAGCACTGCCTCCAAGAGCACAAGTTACAGCACGACCAAGCTGGCAGGATCTGCGGAGTGCAACAGTGAAGGGAATTTTGTGAAAAAGCAGGAGTTTGATGGATACGAAGAGGCTCTGGCTGCACTGAAAACATTCTTGAACATCAAGGGGTGAGGTTATGGCGGAAATTACGTTGCGAGGCCGCAAGTACCCGGCACTGTTCGACCTGCAGAACGTTAAGGAGCTTCAGGAGCACTACTCTGACTTGAGCACCATCGTGGCAAAGCTGAACGACCCGGAGGAGGCAGCGTATATCATTTGGCTGCTGATCCGCGAGGGCGTTGAGCTTGACAACGAAGAACATCACCGAGATAACGAGGCTCCGAGCCTTGGGGTTGTCAAAAAACTCATTTCGTTCTCCGATCTGCAAGGCGGTTTGACCGCAAGCGTTGAAGAGGCCTTTATGGAGTTTTACGGAAAAAACGGGTCAGGCCGTCAGGCGCTGCAGGCAATGAAGACGATGCTGAGCGAATCTGGGTTGACGATGTCCCCGAGCGGCACTTTGACGGCGACAGAATAATCAATTTTGCCAGATTGCAGTATATAGCAGTCGGGCTGCTTGGGTATACGCGGCGAGAGACGCGATTTTTGAGTCTCAACGAGTTGCTTGAGCAATTTACAGAATACTGCGCCATGAATGGTATTGAACTGCCACAGGAAAGGGGGCTTGCAGATGGCGATGCCTAAAGCAGGTGTCAGCCTGGTCGTGGAAAATGACCAGCAATTCAAGGCGGCACTGAGCGAAGTAAACGCGGGCTTGAAGGTAAATAAGCAGCAGATGCAGCTTGTGACGGAGCAGACCAAAGAGATGGACGACCGACAGGCCGCCCTAAAACAGCGGTGCGAGACCGTGCAGCAGACGCTCCAAAGTTACCGCGACAAGGTTGAGGTATTGCAGCAAGCCTACGAAAACTCGGCCAAGCGCGAGGGAGAGGCCAGCAAGGTCACGATGCAGTGGAAAGCCAGCCTCATCAGCGCGCAGACCGAGGTTGCCAAGCAGGAAAATTTATTAAAGAGCCTGAATGACCAGCAGGAACAAACCGGCAAGACTATGACCAGCCTGGCCGATGTGGTCAATGGTTTGGCCAACGCTCTGGGAATCACGCTGCCGCCCGGCGTACAGGCTGCCGTTGACAAGCTGGGGCAGTTTTCCGCCAGCGGAGCGGCGGCTGTGACAGTGGTTGGCGGTCTGGTCGGCGCGCTTGCGAAATCCACAATGGACATGAGCAAGACGGCGGACGACCTGCTGACGCTGTCCACGCAGACTAGTTTGACCACCGATCAGCTGCAGGAGTTTGAGTACGCCAGTGAGCTTGTGGATGTCAGCACGGACACGCTGCGCGGCAGTCTGGTGAAGCTGACCAACAATATGCAGACGGCGGCAACCGGGACAGGCTCCGCAGCCGAGGCGTTTAAAAAACTTCATGTAAAAGTGTCGGACAGCAGCGGAAAGCTCAAGGACAACTACGAGGTGTTTTTGAAAACCATTGACGCCTTGGGCAAGGTGAAAAACGAAACCGAGCGCGATGCGCTGGCGATGGATATCTTTGGCAGGTCGGCAACGGACCTGAACCCGCTGATCGAGGCCGGCAGCGGCAGACTGAAAGAGCTTGCGGAGCAGGCGCACGAGGTAGGCTACGTTGTCGATAATGAAACGCTGCAGAGCTTTGGTGAGCTGGATGATGCGATGCAGAAGCTGGACAAGCAAGGAGATGCCGTAAAACGCAGCTTTGCGGAGGCGCTGCTGCCCATCATTACAGCGTTTGCCGAGGCCCTGAACGCTATCCCAACGCCGGTGCTGACGGCAGTTATCTCTATTACCAGCATCGCTACAGTAGTGCTGCTTGTGGTGAAGGCCATTAAAGAATTGCAGGGGCCGGCTGGAACCGTGAAAAGCATGATCGGCAGCGTTATGAGCTATATGGATCCGCTGTACATCAAGATTATGCTGATTGTTGCCGGCATTACCGCGCTGGTAGCTGTGGTCGCTGTCCTGATCGGCAAAGGAAACGAAATCAACAGCGCCATGAGCGGTATATCCTCGGCTACAACGGGGACGATGCGCGCAGCCAACAGCAAGGTGCCGCAGTATGCCACCGGTACACGCAACGCGCGCGGCGGACTGGCTGTTGTGGGTGAGAACGGGCCGGAGCTGGTTGCATTGCGCGGCGGAGAACGCATCTACAACAGCAGCCAGACACGCGGCATGCTGGGCGGCTATGCTATCAATATCGGGAGCATCACCATTGATGCCAAGAATGTTAAAGAGTTCAACGATATTGTAAGTATCGCCAAAAATGAAGCCATGAGCATGAGACAGGGGGCATTGACATGAAATCGCACAGCTGGAGCACAAGAAGCTATAAGGCTGGCAGCACAAACCCTTTGGCTAACTATCAGGCGTATCATTGCTCGTGGTTGTTCAATACCGGGATGGGGAGTACAAACCGCTATATAGGCGGCATGCAGGTCCGCATCCCTGCCTATGGTGATGCCAACCGTAAGGTTAAACTTATAGGATATGCGCTTGGAAACAGTGCAGGCACAACCTATTATTCAGACACGAGCAGCGTGTGCGAGCAAAGCAATTTCTCATACGGAGATTGTTGGTTTGCATTCGATTCTTTTAGCCAGACGCGGAAAAAGAATGTTTTGGCCTACGGTGTTTTTGTAAATTCGGAATATGGTTACAACGACATCGGATCCAGCCGCAGTGTCGCATATATAAATTGCGTCAGTTATCAAGGTGTTGTTACACCAACAGGCCAGACGCTAACCAGCGGCACCGTCGCACGGTACACAAAGTATCGCCTGCAGTGGACTACAGACGCCGAGGATGATTTTGAGCGCAGGAACTCGACCTGCAAGATCATCATCACCAATCAGGACGGCGGAAACAGCCAGACCTATACACTTAGCAATGGTGCGACATCCTTTGACCTGGATACTACCGCATGGTCAAGCGGCAGCGGTATTCGATGGCGCGTGCAGGTGGGGGCTTATGGATCCGGAACGGTCACAGAGAGCGCCACCTATTCCCTGTCGCTGGCAGACCCGACCGCCAAGGTCGATGACCTGCGCCCCACCAGCAAGACATACTACGGTTTTGACGCAGTATTCAGCTGGGCGTTCACCGGCAGCATTGCCAGCGGCGCGATCAGCGGTGCATTGCAGCAGGGATCCGCTGTTTTGCAGTACCGGACTGACAACATGGCTGACCCGGCAGATTTTGCAAGCGTCAGCGATGGCACAACCCATGTGAGTGTGAATTGCGGCACATTGCCCATAGGGAGCTACCAGTGGCGCGTTGTCGCCAAGAGCAGCGTGGGAACCACACACACTTCCAGCTGGGCGCAATGCACCAATGTCGAGGTGCCCGTCTCCGTAAAGGGAACGACGCCTGCGGCGGGTGCGTCCGCGCCCAGAGCAGTTGCAAACCGCTTTAGCTGGGTGTTCAGCGTTGACAGCGATGACAGGCCCGGAGATGTGACGCAGCAGAGCGCGACACTGCACTTTAAGGCGAACAACGAGAGCGACTGGCATGAGGTTGCTGTGGCCGGTTCGCAGCAGTATGCAGATGTGCCCGCGAACACCTTTGCCGAAGGCGCTACAACACTGGACTGGTATGTTGTGGCGATTGCGAATACGGGTACAAAGGTAACCAGCGACACGATCAATGTGTCCACGCTGGACACGCTCAGCACGCCTGTGGCGGTGAGCCCCGCGGGCGAGTACATGGATGATGCTGTGCAGGGCATCACATTTGTGTGGCAGCATGCCAATGTCACCGGCACGGCGCAGACAGGCTGGGAACTGAGTTATTCGGCGGATAGCGGTGCATCTTACACAGTGCTGGCTAGTGCGAATAATGCGGACAATAGCTATCAAGCTGCCGCAGGCACATTTAGCAGCGGCGTTATCTACTGGCGCGTGCGCACGAAGAATACGGACGGAGCGTTCGGCAGCTATTCCGGCGCGGCAATCTTTGCAATACGGCGAGCACCTAAGGCCCCGGTCATCTCCTACTATGACAACAAGCCGCTGGCAAAAATGCGGTGGCAGGCCAAAGAGCAGGACGGTTATGAAGTTGCGGTGGACGGCATCAGCCTGGGTGTACGATACGGAACCGGGAAGGAGTGGCAGTCTGACGAAGTGCTGGCAGACGGGACGCACATACTTTCTGTGAGAATTTATAACTCGTATGGAGATGTATCCCCGTGGGCAGACTGCGAGGTCAAAGTCAAGAACCAGCCCGGCAGTGCCGTAAACTGCCAGGCTGAAAGCCATTGGGGCGAAGTGCAGCTGCGCTGGGATGGCGGCACAGGTTACATCCTGCGCGATGGAGCACTGATAGCCAAAGGTGAAGATGGGCAGTACATGGACCGCACCAGTGCGCAGGAACACAAGTATATTGTGCGCGTATTTGGCGAGGATGGCTACTACACGGACAGCGCACCTGTCAGGGCTGCGCCTAGTGTGCCCTATGCCGCCATCGGCCTGTTGAACGGCGATGAGTGGTTGGCTTTGAAGTATGCGACCAGCTACCAGAATTACACAAAAAGCACAAGTCTGGGCGGCACATACCAGCAATACTGGGGCAAAAAGCTCCCCGTTTGGCACGATGCCGGCAATCAGGTAGTTACGCACACCATCGCGTATGCACTCAAAACAACGGATGAACTTGAGAAACTTCGCGGACTCGCCGGCAAGGTGGTCGTATACAAGGACCATGCAGGGCATTTGGCAATCGGCGTGTTTAAAGATCTGCAGGAGAACCGTGACCACGGCTGCACGCCTTCGAGCCTTAGCATTACCGAGACGCAGCAGGAGGCCGTGAAGTATGATCCGATATGAGTTCATTGCCATGCGCAGCGGCGCACCTTACCGGGTGCTGCAGGTGCCCGCGGACTGTACCCCGCAGATCCGCTTTACCGGCAGCGCTGAGGTGAAGAGCACGGTAACTCTGACCGCGGAGCTGGACGCGGATATAAACTGGCTGACAGATATGCTGAGCGTGGTCCGTGTAGACAACACAAACCGAACGCCGTTGGGGCTGTTTAACATTACGACATGTCCCGAGAGTGTTGACGAGTACGGGCACAAGACGCAGGAGCTGACTGGATACGATCAGGGGTATGCGCTGCGAAACCTGAGTGTGTTGGAGCGCACGCTTATGATCCATGCCGGTACGCGTTACACTACGGCGATAAGAGAGCAGTTATTGGCTGCGGGCATCAATGTGGTAAGTATCATCGACACAGACGAAGTGCTGATGACGGACCATGAATGGGAAATCGGCACAACGCGGTACGCCGTTGTTGCGGCGCTGCTGGCAGAGATCAACTACCGAGACATCTACTTTGATGGAAACGGTGTGGCTGTGGCCGAACCATGGGAGCCCGCCTCTATCAATAATCGCACGCACCGGTACGGGCCGGGCGAATCGACATTGCTGCGCATACCGATGAGCATTGAAGCGGACACATTTGACGCTGCCAATGTATTTGTAGATATCGTTAGCAGCGCCGATCTGGGCCAAGAGCTTCGAGCTGTGGCGGAAAATGTCAACCCCACCAGTCCGCTGAGTATAATGCGCCGCGGGCGCAGGATCGTAAGCGTCGAGACTGTGGAGGGAATCGCCTCGCAGGAAGCGCTTGAAACGCATGCGAAAAACAGAATGCTGCTGAGTATGATGGGCGCTGCAAACTATTCGTTTACTTCCTGCGGCGATACAGAACAGCCGCATCGGCTGAACGACAGCATTTTAATGATGCGTGATGGGATCGGCCTGCTGGAAGAACAGGAGTGGACGCTCGACTGCGTCCCGGGCGGTCAGATGACGCATACGGCAAAGAAGGTGTTTTACAGCATTGATTGAGAATTACCAACAGCGCAAAGCGCTGGAGACGACGACTAAAAGTGGGAACATCGCCACAGTGAGCGCCGTATACAGCGATGGGATCGCGCTGATCTTGCCCGGTGATACGACTCCGGCGGAAAAACATTATCCCTACAATGCCGCAGTGACATTCTCTGCCGGTCAACGCGTCCACATTGCGAGAGAGTCCGGCACAATCATTGTGGAGTATCCCATTGGCGGAAACGGCAGCTAAGAGGAGGTGGCCATCATAAAAACCATTGTACTGATGAACTATGACGTGGTCGTAGAGGGGAGCTTTTCGATCACGCCTTGCATTGTGCTGGGAACCAAAGACAGCTACGGCACGGAAAAGGTCCGCGTCATCTTCGGAGAGGGGTGGAGCGGCCTGGAGGCTTTGGCCGTGTTCCATGCACCCGGCGGGTCGGCGACAAAAAAGACAGTCGGAGCGGACGGAATCTTGGAAGTGCCGCCTGAGGCAACGGCCGACAACGCAGGCCGCGGCAAGATCGTATTTCTGGGCCTCGCGGATGGGATGCAGCGCATCACTGTAGACCTCCCCTACTCCATCCGGGATCACTCTGGCATTGACGGAGACAACCCCGGTACGCCTACGCCGGATGTGGTGCAGCAGATCTTGGAGAACTCCAACAACGCGGTGCGGGTGGCGCAGGCCGCCAAGGATGCCGCGGAAAACGCGCACAGGGCCGCTGAGGATGCCGCCATCAAGGCGGGCGAGGAGGCGGGCGGTCCCGCTGCCAGTGCTGCGGCTGCTGCGGCCAGCGCAGATACCGCAAACGAGGCCAAGAATGCCGCTGCGGAGTCTGCGGATGCGGCGGCAGACTCCGAGGCAAACGCTGAGGCTGCGGCAACCGCTGCCGGGAAGTCGCAGGACGCGGCAGCGCAGTCTGCGCAGAGCGCAGCGGCCTCTGCTGCGGCCGCCGCCAAGGATGCCAACAGCATTGGCGAGGCTGCCGCCAAGGCCACGCAGGAGGCCGGTGCCGCTGCCGGGTCTGCCACGGCG